TGCGCCTTTTTCTTATACAACTGCAACAAGCAAAACTCATCATGTTGAAAAAGACTTAATTCTTGATGTTATTGATCTGTGCCCTGATGACGAAACCACAAAAAACTTTAACCTTTTTGTAAATTGTGAAGCTGATGGCTATTGTCTTGTTGCTTTATCAAACACAATTTTTACACAAATGCTTGAACCAACTGATTATACTGCAAATGATATTTGGTTCAAAATTTTGGAACCTTTGGCAAGCTATATTTACTTATTGAACATTTGGCAGGAAACAAACTTAGTCCCCGTTGGAGTTTTTGCTCTTGAAGGGGGCGAAAAATAGAAGGAGAAGAAAATGACAACAAAGTATTACTACAGTTTCAACACAGAGGAAAAAACCTTTGTCGGAAAATATCCGGCGATTAAAAATCCAAGAAGGCAAACCGAATATTTGCTACCGGCACAAGCTACTTTTAAAGAACCTCCTGAAACAAAAGAAAATGAAGTTGCAATTTGGAATGGTTCAGATTGGGTAATTGAAGCTGATTATAGAGGACAGATTCAAGTTGATATTGAAACAAAAGAAGTTTCCACAATTGAATATGTTGGTTCTGTAAAAACAGGTTTTCAAAGAATTGATGAAAAAACTGCTATTGATATTCAAACAAATCCAGAAAAATACAAAAAGGTAGATTTTTCATTGATAGATATTTCAAACACAAAAGAATATAAAAATTTTCTTAAAGAAAAGGAGGTCGCTATTAGAAAATCTGAAATTGAACGCGAACTTTTAGAACTTGATTCCAAAAGAATTCGTGCGATTTGTGAACCGTCAATTAAAGACGAATCAACAGGCGAAACTTGGCTTGATTATTACAATAATCAAGTAGCAATATTAAGGAAAGAATTAGCAGAACTATGAAAGTAAATTCTCTTAAAAACCCCACAATCAACCAAAATGGCTATCACAAAAACTCATTAACAAAAGAAAGAATTGGTACTTTATTTATTTATCCAATAGATTTTACTCCTGATGATTGCTTGTCTTGTGAAGGTTATTCTTTGCAAATAAGTGATTATGAGGATTTGTATAAAGTTATAGGTACACAATTTAATCAAACAAATGATGAAGTTGGAACTTTCAGAATCCCTGATTATAATATTACAAAAAGATTTCTTCAACCATCAAAAAATGCTGGTGGATTAGTCGAAGCAGGATTGCCAAAACACACTCATGATGGAACCATAGCAACAGCTGGGACTCACAGTCATACTGTAAATTCTGCTGGAGCTCACAAACATTATGAATTTGCAAGTGCTGTTGATGGAACATCATCTGATAACAAAACAAATCAACAATTAACTAATACTCAACAAGTTAACTCATTATGGTATTCAGGTTATGCTGCATACGTTTTAGCGAGAACAAATTCCCCTGCAAATGTTGGTCTATCAAGTAATAGTGGTGCTCATACGCATACAACTGATACTCAGGGTGGACATACTCACAAACTTACTATCGATGAAACTTCAGGTTCATTATATGGGACGACTACAACTGTTCAACCAGCATCACAATTAGTACATGTATGCATAAAGTATAAATAATTATGGAAATATTATCATTAAATCCCAATGAAATAAACCAAAATGGGTATCATATAAACAAGCTGACACGAAACAAAATCGGATTTATTTATATTGCTCCAGCCAATATAATTCCTGAAGATTGCTTATCTTGTGATGGGTATGTTTTAAAAATTTCTGATTATAAAAAGCTATATTCTGTAATTGGAACAACATATAACACAGGAACAGAAAATGTTGATGAATTCAGAATACCAGATTACAACATAACAGGAAGGTTTCTTCAACCTGGAATAAATATTGGAACTCAAATAGTAGCAGGTTTGCCCCAACATACTCATAGTGGGACAACTTCTAGTAATGGAACTCATACACATACGGCTCAATCTGCAGGTGCCCATACGCACACCATTAATGAAGGACATTCAAGTCAAGGGTTGTCAGGTACTGCTCCATATACTTCTGGTGATGATTACACAAGTACTGTTTGGAAAACTCAAACAACAAGTTCTTCTGGAGCACATACTCATACAACAGATTCTAAAGGTGCTCACACTCACACTATGACAACAGGTAATGCTTCAAATACCACTTATGGAAAATCTTCAACTGTTCAACCTCCGGCACAGATTGTAAAACTCTGCATAAAGTATAAATAATTATGGAAATATTGTCATTAAACACTAACGATATTAATCAAAATGGATATAATCTAAATAAATTAACACGCGATAAAATTGGTTTTATTTTCACAGCACCTATAAAAATAATTCCTGATGATTGCTTAGCTTGTGACGGATATATCTTAAAAATTGACGATTATCAAAAACTTTATTCAGTAATTGGAAAAACATTCAATACAGGTGATGAAGCTGAAAATGAATTTAGGATACCTGATTACAATATTTCAAACAGGTTCCTTCAACCTTCACAAGAAGTCGGAATAATTAAAGAAGCAGGACTCCCAAATCATAGACATGATATTGGCTTGGATAATTATGCAGGCTCTAAATATGGCACTCGTGCAACGAATTCAAATCACAAACAAGCAGGTTGGGGAAGTGCTGCTGTAAATAATTTAAGTGGTTATACTTCTTATGCCTCTGATTCAAATTCAATTTACGGCAAATCAAGTACAGTTCAACCACCTTCACACACAGTTCATCTATGTATTAAGTACAAATAATTATGGAAATATTATCATTAAACACAAATGAGATTAACCAAAATGGTTATCATAAAACAATTCTTACAAGAGATAAAATTGGCGCATTATTTATGTTCCCCAATGGATATGTTCCGGAAGATTGTCTTGCTTGTGACGGGTATGTTTTAAAGATTGATGATTACCAAAAACTTTATTCTATTATCGGAAAAGATTATAACAATGGCTCTGAATCTTCTGATGAATTCAGAATCCCTGATTACAACTTAACAGGTCTATTTTTGCAACCTGGTTCTTCAAATTTTGGAACAAAAAAAGCCGCAGGACTTCCAAGTATTGATTTAGCATTAAGGATTGACGCTGGCGCAACTGTAAAACAATATTACAATAACACATATTTATCAGAATATAGTGGTGATGATTATGGTGGCTGCTTAACTCACAGTACCGGTGGTAGTGATGAGTATATGTTTCAAATGTCAAAAGCAACAAAAATTAAAAAAGGTGGCGATTTAATAATGAATACAAATATTTATGGAAAATCCTCAACAGTACAACCCCCTTCCCAAATTGTTCATTTATGTATCAAGTATAAATAATTATGGAAATCTTAAATCTATCTACAAATCAAATAAATCAAAATGGCTACACAAGAAACACGCTTACTAGAGAAAAAATCGGTGCATTATTTGTTTTTCCGATTGATTTTACTCCAGAAGATTGTTTAGCTTGTGATGGGTATTCTTTAGCAATCGTCGATTATAAAGAATTGTATAAAGTTATAGGTACAAAATTTAATCAAACAAATGATTCTGCAGATACTTTCCGAATTCCAGATTACAACATAACAAAAAGAATCTTACAACCTACCCAAAATGCCGGCAACAAAATAGAAGCAGGATTACCTAATATAACCGGAACAATTGGTGTTATTGGATTAAGTGGTGCAACTTATACAGGAGCTTTTTATTATGTCGGTAGAGGCGCAGCTCTTTCTAATAGTGGTGAAGCTGACTATATCGCAGGATTTAATGCTTCTTTGAGTTCTTCAATTTATGGCAATTCTACAACAGTTCAACCTCCTACACAGGGAGTCCATGTGTGCATTAAATACAAATAAGGTCAAATAATGGAAATTTTAGGTTTAAAAACTAATCTGTTAAATCAAAACAATTACAATAGCAATTTACAAACCCCAGAATTTGTTGGATCGTTAATTACTTATCCAACAAATTATACTCACCCAAAATGTTTACCATGTGATGGGTATGTTTTGAAGCGTAATGATTATGAGCAACTTTTTTCTGTTATTGGAACAAAATTTAACTACGGAACAGAAGCCTCTGATGAATTCAGAATCCCAGATTACAACATAACAAAAGAATTTTTACAGCCAACTCAAAATGCTGGAACAAGTATTAAAGCCGGTTTACCCAATATAACAGGTTCAGCTTATTCTGTCGGACTTGGCCGCGAGGCAACAACATCAACTTTTACAGGAGCTTTTGCAACAAGTACAGAAGGTAATGCTACAGTTCAGGGGGGTGCAGATAATACTGCTGGAAAATTTAATGGAACTTTGAGGATTGACGCTTCAAAATCAAATGCGATTTATGGCAATTTGTTATAAATTATTCCCCAACAATCACAATGCCAAACGGAACCGCAAAAGAAGATTTTTCAAAGTTACTAAAACAACACAAAGATGAAGTTATTGCGATTTTAAAAAGAGAGTTTGAACGCAAAGAAAGATTAGCTTATTAGAAAGAAGAATTAAAATGTTTGCACAACTTGGTGACATAAAATTTGAGTTAATAACATATTTTAACGGCTTGACCGAAACCTTGTCATACAATTATGCCCAGCATGAAAGAATAGAAAATAAACCGATTCTTCAATATTTAGGAAAAAACCTTATAGAAGAAAACTTAAAACTGAATTTTCACCGCACTTTTTGTGTGCCATCAGATGAAATAAAAAAACTTGTAGAAGTTGCTGATAAAGCGACACCCTTAAAATTTATAAAAGGAAATGGCGAGTATGTTGGTATTTTTGTCATTGATGAAATAGGACAATCTGTTGAACAGGCTTCTGCAGAAGGTGATTTGTTATCTATTCAAGTTGATGTCCGATTGCTTGAATATACAGGCAAAATTCCAGAAGAACAAGAAAATAACAAAGGATTCAAGAAAAAATGACAGAATATTATACATACATTACAAAAGACAACGATCGTTGGGATTTAATATCAAATCGTTTTTATCATTCCCCTAATTTGTATGAGGAAATTATAAAAGCTAATCCTGATGTTCCTAAAGAACCAATTTTAGAAGCAGGTATAAAATTAAAAATTCCTGTAATTGAAGAATCCGCAACCATTAAATTTGATTTACCGCCCTGGAAGAAATAACCCTTTTTTATTGCACATTTACAATTAAATAATTACTGAAAAACTTATTTGTGGTAAAGTAAAACTATGCCAAATTTGCAAGATTTAGAAAAATATAGTACTACATATAGTTTTGAGAGATTATCTTCTTTTGCATATTCTAATGAAGATACTTTTGAAGATATTGTTACAAATTACAGTAATAATATTAAAATTTCACAAGCAATATATCCTGAATTATGCACTTTAGAAGTTATTTTAAGAAATTCTATTGATACAATTTTAAGAAAATATATTTCTGAAACTTGGATAGAAGATGAAATAAAAAAGCAATCTTTACTTGATGATAGTGAGTATAAAACATTAGTAAAAACATACCAAGAAACAAAAGAAGATTGTAAAGCTTCTTTAAAAAATTTTACAATAGGCAAAGTTATTGCAAATCTTAATTTTGGTTTTTGGACAAATTTATGTGTAAAAAAATACAATTCAAAAATTTGGAATAAACCAAAATGCTTTTATGGAGTTTTTAAAAATTATCCTAACAAACACTCTATAAATTACATAGCTACAAAATTATATACTATAAGAAGATTTAGAAATCGTATTTTTCATTATGAAAAAATATTTAAATATCCTAATCGAACTTTGAGTATGTATAATAATATTCTTGAAATGCTTTCTTATTTACCAAAAGATGAACTTGGAATCTTGAAACAAACTTCTACATTTTTGAATACATATAATTCAACAATAGAAAAAATGGAACTAAGCCACAAAAAAACATAGGCTTCTATGCTAAAAGCAGGGAGAACATCCTATGTTGTACAATATCATTATTTACTATAAAGTCGTTTTTGTCAAGTGCTGCAACCCTTTTTATTAAGTTATCATAAGTTTATTCAGTAATTATTTAATCTACTAATGAAAGATTAAATAATGCTAACTCCAATTTTTGAATTATTTTATGAACAAAAAAATATCACTAAAGACGTTTCCCCATATGTAACAAGCATTGAATATGTTGATACAGAACATGGAGAATCTGATGAACTTCAAATTTGTTTTGAAGATTCTGAAAAATTATGGCAAGACGCGTGGATTCCATCTAAAGGGGATTGCTTGCGTGCATATATTGGCTATGAGGCAGAGAAACTTTTAAACTGTGGTGAATTTGAAATTGATGAACTTGAATATGAATCACCACCGGATTCTATTATTGTAAAAGGTCTTGCAACAGGGAT